CTTTTAATGAAGTAACTGATATTAGTAATGCTAGTGGATTTACAATTACAGTTGGCAAAATTGATGGAAGTGGTATTGTATCAGATACAACAAATTATTTTTATTTTGCTAGTACCGACACAGCGACAACTAGTGGAATTAGTGGAGGAGGAAATGGTTGCACAGCTGGCCCTGTCAACCTACAAGGATAATGACATACGCAGAATTAATACAAAAAATTAGAGATTACACAGAAGTAGATTCAAATGTTTTAACATCTACTATTATAGATGGAATTATTAGTGATGCAGAATTTAGAATATATAGAGATGTTGATTCTGATAATAACAGAAGATATGCAACAGCTAATTTAGTCGCTTCACAAAGGTTTATTGATACTCCTACGGATTTATTAATCATTCGATCGGCTCAGATTGTAAATGGGGGTTCTGGGGGAACTAGAAATTTTTTAGAATATAGAGATACCAGTTTTATGTCAGAATATAATTCAACTGGAGCAACTGGAGAGCCTAAATATTACGGTATGTGGGACAAAGATACTATTGTTTTGGCTCCTACACCTAGTTCAAATTATCAAATTCAATTAAATTATATCTTGAAAGATCCTGGTTTATCTAGTAGTAATACAACTACATACATCAGTAAGTATTTTCCCAACGGACTTTTGTATGCATGTTTAGTCGAAGCTTACAGCTTCTTAAAGGGACCAAACGATCTCTTGCAATTATACGAAGGAAAGTATAAACAAGTAGTAGAAGGTTTCTCAATTGAACAAATGGGAAGACGAAGACGAGACGAATATCAATCAGGTGTTCCTCGAGTCGGAGGAAAATAAGGAGATAAACTATGGCTATAACACAAGCGATTGCAAATGCGTTTAAGAAACAATTACTAGAAGGTGATGCAAATTTTGCTTCTGGTGGTGATAAGTTTAAACTAGCTCTTTATACTTCTTCAGCAACTCTAAACTCAGCGACTACTTCTTACACAACTACTCAAGAAGTTCCTGCAAGTGGTCAATACACAGCAGGTGGTGGTGCTCTGACAGGTCAAAATACAAACATCGGAACTGGAACAGGTGCAGGTGTTGCAATTGTTGACTTTAATGATTTATCTTTCACTGGTGTAACGTTGACAGCTAGAGGTGCATTAATCTACAACACATCTTCTGCAGTTACTAATGCAGCAGTTGCAGTTTTAGATTTTGGAGCAGATAAAACAGCTACATCAGGAACTTTCACAGTACAGTTTCCAGCATTTACTACATCGGCAGCTATATTAAGAATCTCTGGTTAAAAAGGATTTTAAATGGCATTTGTTATAAAAGATAGGGTTAAAGAAACCACAACAACTACGGGTACAGGTACACTTACCCTTGATGGAGCGGCTACTGGATTTGAAACTTTTTCAGGTGCACTAGGTAATACAAATACAACTTACTATGCAATTGCTTCACAGAACAGTGGAGACTTTGAAGTAGGTATTGGTACCGTAGGCGCTGGAACGTTATCCAGAGATACGGTTATTTCAAGTTCCAATAGTGATGCATTAGTAAATTTTGCTGCAGGTACAAAAGATGTTTTTGTAACCTTGCCAGCAAGTAAAACAATTTTATTAAATGATTCTGGTACAGTAGATCTTACAGGGAATCTAGATTTAAACTCAAACAATATTACAGGCACAGGAAACATTGATAACGTAGGAACAATCACTACAGATGGATTAACTGTTGCTGGTAATGTTAGTGTAGATGGTGGCACAATCAAACTAGATGGTAATTATCCTGTAGGTACAAATAACGTAGCTTTAGGAGATGGTGCTTTAGATGATGGAAGTTTAAGTGGTAACAATAATATAGCAATCGGAGATGATGCTTTAGGTGGAAATACTTCTGGTGGTCTTAATACTGCAATCGGTGGTTCATCACTTAGAGTAAACACTACAGGTAATTGTAACGTAGGGGTGGGATATGGAACTCTTTTTGATAATACAACAGGTAATATTAATACAGCAATTGGTAGCTATTCTTTATCAGAAAATACGACAGGTTGTTATAACACAGCATTAGGAGGATTTACTTTAAGATGTAACACAACAGCTTCCAACAACACAGCAGTAGGTTTTCAATCACTTTTTTATACAACAGGAGCAAATAATACAGGATTAGGTTATAATTCACTTGTTAATAATACCACAGCTTCCAACAACACAGCAATGGGTTTTAGATCACTTCAAGATAATACGACAGGTACAGCTAACGTAGCTGTAGGTACAAGTGCTTTAGAAAACAACACCACAGCTAATTATAATATAGCTCTAGGTAGTTTAGCTTTATTAACTAATACGACAGGTAGTGAAAATATAGCAGCAGGTTATTCTTCTTTATGTCAGAATACAACAGGTGTAAAAAATACTGCTATTGGTAATTTTGCTTTACGTCTTAACACAACAGCTGGTCAAAACACAGCAGTAGGTTATGCTTCACTTTTATCTAATACTACAGGTGCGTTTAATACATCAGTAGGTATGAGTGCTTTATCAAGCAACACCACAGCATCAAACAACACAGCAGTAGGTTATCTATCACTTTGCGCTAATACGACAGGTGCAAGTAATACAGCTTTAGGCCACCAATCTTTATTAGCTAATACAACAGGAGCTGGAAATGTAGCAGTTGGAAAAGATGCTATGGATTCAAATACTGAGGGTGATAATAATACAGCAATAGGTTTAGATGCTTTACAAGCTAACACTACAGGTGATTCTAATGTTGCAATAGGAAAAGATGCTTTACAAGCTAATACGACAGCTAACAACAACACAGCAGTTGGTACTTGTGCTATGCTAAAAAATACAACAGGTGGCTCTAATGTATCAGTAGGTTATTTATCTTTATGTAATAATTTAACAGGGTCGGAAAATACAGCTCTTGGACATGGTACTTTAAGAAATAATACAGCTGATTACAACACCGCAGTTGGAAACGATGTTTTAAATGCTAACACTTCAGGTGCAAATAATACTGGGGTAGGCAGATGTGCTTTAGGTGTTAATACGATAGGTTGTCAAAATACAGCAATCGGTTCTATTGCTTTATGTGCTAATACAACAGGAAACTTTAATGTAGCTGTTGGAGAAAAATCTATGATGGGTGTTAACACAGGAGAATTTAATACAGCAATAGGTCAAGGTTCATTAAGATGCAATACTTCTGGTCAATATAATACAGCAGTAGGTGGTGGGGGTACTTTATGTGCTAATACTACGGCTTCTAACAACACAAGTGTAGGATTTAGAGCTTTACTTTCTAATACCACCGCTGACAACAACACAGCAATAGGTTTCTGTTCACTTTATTCTAATACAACAGGTGCTGATAACACAGCAGTTGGTAGATGTTCATTATACGCAAACACAACAGGAACTTTAAATAATGCTTTTGGTTCAGGTGCATTATTAGCTAATATTACAGGTAATTGTAATGTTGCTATGGGAAATGATTCATTAAGATTTAATACTACAGGTACTTCTAATACAGCATTAGGTACATTAGCTTTAAGAGATAACACCACCGCTTCCAACAACACAGCAGTAGGATTTTGTTCACTTTATGCTAATACGACAGGTGCTTGTAATACAGCATTAGGTTATGCTGCTTTAATAACTAATACAACAGGATGCAGAGTCACAGCAGTAGGTCTTTGTTCTTTATATAATAATACAACAGGTTGTTTTATTACAGCAGTAGGTGATTTAGCTTTAAGGGGTAACACAACAGGAAGTTGTAATGTTGCTATTGGTACTAGTTCTTTACTATCTAACACATCAGGTATTGATAATACAGCAGTAGGTTTTCAATCACTTTTATTAAATACGACAGGTTCTGGAAATACAGCTCTTGGAAAAGACGCTTTGGATTCAAACACAACAGGAAGCTGTAATGTAGCCATTGGACAAGATGCATTACAAAACAACACCACAGCTATCAACAACACAGCAGTAGGTTTCTGTTCACTTTATGCTAATACGACAGGTTATGAAAATATAGGAATTGGTCGTTGTGCTTTATTTACTAACACAGAGGGTTTTCAAAATACAGGGTTAGGTTCACTTTCTTTACAATTTAACACTACAGGAGATTGTAATGTAGCTGTTGGACATCAATCATTACAGAACAACACAACAGCAGATAATAATACAGCAGTTGGAAATTCTTCTTTAAGATTTAACACAACAGGTAATTCAAACACAGCAGTTGGGGTATTATCTTCACAAGCAGGCACTACAGCCTCAGACAACACATCTGTTGGTTTTTGTTCTTTATATTCTGTGACAACAGGAGGTGCTAACGTAGCATTAGGAACTTGTGCTTTAAAATTAACTACTACAGGAGTTCACAATGTAGCTGTTGGTAAAGATGCATTACAGGCTAATACTACAGCTTGTTACAACACAGCAGTGGGTTATCAATCACTTTTATCTAATACGACAGGTGAAAATAACACAGGAGTAGGTCGGTTATCACTTTGTCTTAATACGACAGGTGCAAATAACGTATCACTAGGTGTAAGTTCTTTACAATTTAACACTACAGGTACGCAAAACACAGCAGTAGGTGTTGGTTCACTTTTTTCTAACACAACAGCATCAAACAATACAGCAATAGGTTATCACTCACTTTTAAATAATACAACAGGACACGACCTTGTTGCAATAGGTTGTGGTGCTTTATTTTCTAACACATCAGCACCAGATAATATTGCTATAGGTTATCAATCTCAATATAACACTACGACAGGTCACTCTAATGTATCAATGGGTTGGCAATCAATGGTTTCTAACACAACAGCTTCTTGTAATACAGCAATAGGTTTTGAATCTTTAAAATCTAACACTACAGGTGCAAATAATTCAGCATTAGGTTGTGGTGCTTTGGCATCCAACACCACAGCTAACAGCAACACAGCAGTAGGTTTATGTTCAATGTATACTAATACGACAGGAAATTATAATACTGCATTAGGAGCTTTTTCTTTAGTTGGTAATACCACAGCTTCTTGTAACACAACATTGGGTTATTCTGCAATGTATGGAAATACAACAGGTTGTAATAATACAGCAATAGGTATGAATGCTTTACAATCTAACACCACAAGTTGCCGTAACACAGCATTAGGTACTTGTTCTTTAAGATTTAACACAACTGCATCCAACAACACAGCAGTAGGTTTTGAATCTTTACAAGCTAATACGACAGGAACTTTGAATGCAGCAGTAGGTGAACAAGCATTGGCTACCGCAACTGGTACTGGGTGTAATACTGCAGTTGGTGCAAGAGCTGGTCTAAGCGTAACAACAGGTAATTATAATACATTTTTAGGATTGAATGCTGGTAGAAGTTCTTCTCCTTTTGAAGTTACTACAGAATCAAATAGAGTTGTTATAGGTCAAGATACAGTAACTAATGCTTACATACAAGTCGCTTGGACTGTAACATCAGATGCTAGAGATAAAATGAATATTGCGCCTGTTCCACATGGTTTGGATTTTGTAAATCAATTAAATCCTGTTTCATTTAACTTTAAAAAAGATAGAGATACAGAAATACCTCATGGTAATAAAAGATATGGTTTCTTAGCACAAGATATATTGGCTTTAGAGGGTGATGATAATGTGATTATTGATAATGAACAACCTGATAAATTAAAATATCAAGGAGAAGCATTAGTCCCTGTATTAGTCAATGCAATAAAAGAATTAAAAGCACAAAACGAAGACTTGAAATCTAGAATAGAAGTGTTAGAAAACAGTTAAATTAAGAAAGGACACCTATGTTAAATACTTACGTCGTTGAAGGAGGCGTTGGTAAATGTACTGCATTTACAGCGTTAATCCCTGAACTTAGAAAAAAATCGGAAGTACAAATTTACACTCCGTACATCGATTGCTTTGCAGGTAATCCTGATGTTAAACTTGCTTTAGAGCAAACGCTACCCATACAAGATCCAAGAATAATGCAATCGGATAATATCTATTACTG